AATCCGCTCCAGCAGCATAAGCTATTTTAGCATTTTCTTGCTGGTTACGTTTAAGATCTAGTTCTTGGTATTGACCATACAACTCAAAAGCAGATTTAGAAAAAGCACTGAGTTGCTTAAAAGTATCTGCTGTTTGTGCTGCAGCGATCTTATCGTTTCGAGTCTGGATCTCGTTATCACGACGAAGAGCATCTAGATATGCTTTCCGGTTTTCAGTTTCAAGTCTGAAGTTTTGTTCACGTTGATTCTCTTCTACACCTTGTGCAAGCTTTTGTGCTTGTAGGTATAGATTGTTTTGTCTTTCTAAAGACGCCTGAGCCCGCTCTTTACCACGAATGGTGCGGGCTGTTTCTTCTTTGATTTTACCGGTTTCGTCAGGGGCTTGGATCTGGTAATCCCTAAAGCTACCCTGCTGTGCAAAGCTTTTAAATTTAGACATAGGTTAGTTTTAAGGTTACTTGATACCCAGTCCTGTACCAATACTCAAACCAGACTGTGCACCGCTGACAGCACCGCTAAGACCAGCCAAGAGTGGGCTAGATGTCATAGCAACGTTTTTCATCGGCTTAGGTGGCTTCTCAGGTTTGTACACATCTTGATATTCAGGACGTGGTAGCGCAATCGGTTTAGGCATAGGCGGTGCAATCTCAGGCTTAAGCGCAATACTTGCTGCAGCATTGATAGCAGCTTGCAGTGATTGCCCTTTAATTTTAGTACGTGCTGCCTTATCACTCATCGCAATACTGTCCCTAGTAAATTCAAAACCAACCTGATCCATGACCAGCTGTTGATTCATTTTAAAAAATTCTTGGTCAGTTGCTTCTAGGTCAAACATAAGTTTATCAACAATAGCAGTTTGATTTGCACCACTTTCTGCTAACATACCTTGAACATTTTTAGCAGCACTACGTCCAGATACACCACGAGCTTGTGAAGCACCAACAGCCTTTGCTGTTGAAATCCTTTCCCGCTGAATCGTGCTAACTGCTGCTGATTTAGATGATCGTTTTTTAAGACCAACACCAGCAGCTGCTGCACCATAATTAAAAAGTGTTTGAGTCTCGTCTAATGCTAAAGAGATTTCTTGTTCATGCTTTAATCTATCTTGATCAAGATTAGCAGCTTTTGTTGCAAGTAGGTTGAAACTGTTCTGCTGTAGTGCAGTGGAGGCTGATTGATCATATACACGGTTAGCTTGGGCAAATTCGTAAGCACGAATACCCATGTCATAATTATAACGCTGAACCGATTGGTACTCTTGAAATTGAAGATTAATCTCGTTGTTTTTCTTTGTAATCTCAAGACCATCAACAGCAAATTCATATTGCCGTAATGCCTCTCCACCAAGTTTCTTACCTTTCCCGTATTGGAATTGATAAACCTTTTTTTGATACTTATTTTGACGGCTTGCTGCTGCTCTGGCTTGAGAGTTTTGACTGGATTGACCCATAAAACCGGCGATGCCGCCAATTGCTGCGCCGACACCGGCAATAATACCAAGTGCCATAATTAGGCCCTCCTATAGAAACGTGGTGTATATTGCCCTTCCCACATCATAGCATTAACTGCAACAGGAAACGGTGAGTTGTTAAACATTTTTAATCTAAAATTTTCTGTACGTTGATGGATGGGAATAGTAAACACGTTTTCATTATCAAGCGGTACATCATTAGCTAGATACGTGTTAGCCTCAATTGTAGGTTGCACGCTAAACCAGTCTTGAATAAAAAACCTGATCTTTGCATTGTTAGCTGGTGCCGAGTTGAAGACAATAGTTGTGTCGTTACTAAAACTAAAACCAGTTTGATTGACACCGTTAACAGTCACCTTAACATCAGACCTATCTACATAATCCAGGTCACTCTTGATAAACGTATAAGTAGTAGTGGAGCCATCACCAGTGAACTCAAGTTCAAAAGGTAGTCTACCAGTTTGCTGTACTTTAAAGCTCATCATACCCGACAAACCAACAGAAAATTTCATACGTGCAATAGTAAGATTAGCAGTAAAATCTGTTACCTTGGGATCAGGTCTGAAGTAAGTTCTAGGTAATTCAACATCGAAGTTGTATTTAAAACCTACAATAACATCAGATGCAACACTAGTTAGATCTTTGTTAGCCACACTAAAGAAAGGACCAGTACCGTCAGTACCACGTTCTGGTGTAACAGTAAAGCCTGACTCAACAAATGAACCAGAACTTGTATTACCTTTAATTACAATAACAGGTGTCAAGGTAGAGACATCATTGTAAGGTAAGTAGCACTTAGAAATTTTAGTGGATGAATCGTAGACAACACTAGAAGCAGTTGCATATAAGTCTACACTAGGGTTGACTTTCTGACCCTGGTTGTTGACAATAATAGCCTGTTCTGGACTTTGACTGAGTGCAGCTTTAGATAGTACAAACTGATTACCTTGCTTGGTAACAGCGTACATATCATCAGAATTAGTTTCGATAAACTGTACAGTACCAGGCATTAACCAGCTAGTCCAAGCTTCCATTAGATTCTCTTTACCATCAGTATAATACCGAAAGATAAAGATTTCGTTTAATGACTGACCAGCTGTGGCGATCATTGAGTTTTGTGGACTAGAGATCATCTGATCAATATCAGGTGAAATCCACTCTTTTACAATCCTTGATAAATCCAGCACCTGGGGGTTATCTTGCTGTCCCCTAGTGACCATACTAAATATACGAGAGTAACCAGGTGTTTTAGTAATAAAGTTAAGGTTAGTACCCACATCAACAGGTTCGATGTTTCGATCCATCTCATAATTAGAGAGCGCTCGAATAGTAGCCAGTGCAGGCGTAAGCACACCAGCATCAGCAAACATCAGAAACTGTTGGTTTTCTGAAAACAGAACCACACCCTGTGCTGTAGGCAATGCAGCGTGTAATGCTGTAGGTTTGATGGACGAGCAGCTAATATCAACAGGATCTGATTCAATAGTAGTCTGAGCTGACTTAAAATAAAAGTTATAAAAGTCACCAGATTGACTCATAATTACGTTGTCCTTAGACAAGAAACCTAGTCTATTGCTATTAAAGAATCCAGCGGTAATCTTTTCATCTACAAAACTGGGATGTGAGTTGGTCTCATCATCACCAACCAAGCGGTCTTCATATGCAATTTTTTGAAAGACAAATGTATCTACAGCAGTGTTGATAAGCTCGTGAGGTAAAGTAGAGTTATTAAGACCAGGTGATACACCAGGATCTCTAGTCTCCTCCCAATAACCTTCACCGGACACACCGTCATGTGCTACAAATTTAGCCCAGTATGTATCAGCATTAGAGTTAGTGTTGACAATTTTTACAATACGGTTGTGCACTGATTTAAAAGGTAACTCCCCAACGCTGGCTACTTCATCCTCAACCACGGTCAAACCTTTGTTGTCAAGACCACCCTGAGCATGAATATCCATAGCAATGGTGCTAGAAAGCTCCAAAGAGTTGGCAAGCTTAGTAACAGTTATTTGAGCGTGATTACCCGTCATGTTGTTAATATCAGATTCTAGATCATTTAGAATCGTATTGACATCAGCAGAGCTAGGAGTCGTATAGGTAGCAGTTTGTTTTGAACCGTTGATTGTAATCTCAATTGTATAGGTAGTACTGGAAGTTACATATTGAACTTCAATACTTGCTACACGGTGAGCATTAAACGTAGGTGCAGGTTGTGCAGTTACAGTAACACTACTATTAATGATAATAGAAGTATCTTGTACGGTAATAATCTTGTAGTTTGTTTTAGCACCACTCAGGTATGCCTGAGCACCAGTGCCATACGTAACAGTACAAGGGTTACCAGTAACTGCATTCCAAATACTAATTGTGTTTCCTTTGATAACACCTACGTACTCTTCGTCGTCATCACGTTTGATATAGAACCACCTACCATCATCATAAGTGGTACCAGTACCCAGGTTAACGATATGCTTAAAACCGGGCCGTTTAGTTAGACCATATGTTGCATCAGGAAATCCGTTGTAGCACTCACGGACCTGGCCTGGCATCATTTTGTCATCTGATTGTTTGGATACGCCACCAAGGTAGCTATTGATCCGTTGAGTAACTGCAACCATTTATCGATAAAGTGCGTTGTACGGTTTGTAACTTGTATATCTATTAGTGTTACCGGAGTGACCGAAGTATGTATAGTCACTCTGATTACACTCATACTCCATTGCCATAGCTCTAGTAAAAGCTTCTTTTTGTTGTAGGATTTGGTATTGGTTACCGTCTCCAACAATACGACTAGAAACAACAGTAGCAGCTCGGGCTGTAATGAAGTCAGCAATAGGTATAGGGAGATCAACCCAGTCAAACAACCAGGTAATGTCACACTCTACCTTCTCAGTAAACGTATAGGTATGATTAGCTTTGTCATAAAGTTTACCATTACGTCTGATTACATCTTTATCCATGTTAGCAGCGTTGCGTGTTAGGTCAAGCTGCAACATATTATTAGGGATAAGGATTTCGTTATTAGTGTCAGGAGTCATGTCATAATGAAACTCCTTATTAAATGACCATCCCTCAGCCTGTACTTCCCTAGAGACTTCGAGTAAAGTCTGATAGGCAATCGCAACGTCCGGGTTGGTTTGATCTAGGGTAGTAACAGGTGCTTGACCACATGACTGCAAAATTTGATTTACTGCAGGAAGCTCCTGTGTTGCATTAGTGGTAGGAAATGTCATTGATTCTCATTCTCAATAAGGAATTAAAAAAAAGGAGCCCCCGAAGAGGCTCCCAGATAAATATCAGAATGCAGAAGGTGCAGTAGCACCCACGTACAGCTCAACAGCTGCAGCAGGGTTCAGATAGTCTGCACCACAGGCCAAGCGGCCGAGCATCACGTCGCCTTGGTAGACCACGGACACGTCGCCACTGGTGACTTGCACCTGAGGACCGATGGCTTCGACCATACCGGCTGCTTCCTTTTGGAAGATCAGACCGCAGGACTTGGAGCCGACTTCAGCAGCAGTACCGTAATCGTTGTTGATACCAGTAGAAGCGCCGGAAGCGTCTTCCATGGTTTCACCGACGAAGGAACCGGTGTTACCAGGATCGGTCTGACCGGTGGTACCGCCGTACTTGGTACCGTAGTTGCCCAGGAACGGGATGTTCATAGACTTGTAGATCTTGATACCAGCGATCTCAATGATACCGTTACCACCTTGCAGTGCGGAACCTTGAGCATCACGGTTCACAAGACCGTTAGATCCAACAGCTTGGATCAGTTCGTAGTATTGACGGGGGTTGAGGACGGCAACACGGCCATCGCTAGAGACACCCTTCTCGTCAAGAGCAGCGGCAGCATCATAGAATGCAGCCACCAGGTTAGCGGAGTTGTAAGCGTCAGAATCGTTAGTGGTAGAACCCACACGAATCTGAGTACCACCCGGCTCAACATAGTTAGTAGCAGACACAGGAGAAGCCTGACGTGCACCGCGTGCAACAGCACGGAATGCAAGACGGTCATACTTTTCTGCCAGAGCATAGCCGATCTTACGTGAGATCTCCGAACGCAGATCGTAGTGAGCCAGAACTTCGTCCAGTTCATACACGAATGCGGAGCTGATCAGAAGGTCATCAATAGTGATGGTCTTCTCAGCCACCGGAGGTGCATTGTTGCTATCACCCAGGATGCTGTTACCAGGAGTATGGAACTCAGACTTGGTACGACCCGTGTAAATGAACTGCAAAGATTTGCCGTTCTTCAGGGTACGCTTCATGATCAGATCACGAGCGATCGTATTATGCTGGAAGCCTTTGAACATCTCGCCGCTGAACAGCTTGAGATACAGGGCGCGCTTATCGCCAGCAAGGTTAGATTGACCCAGCTGAGTAAGCTGAGCGGGGTTTACAGAAGATTGAAAAGCCATTGTATTAGTTAATTAATATGAAACACTACCAATCGATTGATAAAAAAAATTTTGTGGTAAAAATTCTAAGGTCTTCTACCAAACCGGTTCGGCAAAGGGTGTCCGCGTACGGGCCAATGCCAAATACTGAAGGGGAGCATTGCACTCCCCAGTCCGCTTTTACGGAATCAGTCGATCTCTTTATACACTACACCACGGTAGCGGAGGGCATCAGTATGATAACGCGCTGCACGCTTTTTCTGTGATGCAAGGAAACGAATGAGATTCATAGACATAATAGTTCTCCGTAGACCCTAGCCCCGTTCCATGCTAGGCAGATATGCGTCCCACTAAAGGGATGAACGTACGAAGATTACTTATAACCTAATTTTTTGAGTTGTTCATTACGCTTATTAACAGCGCGTACGAACTTTGAAGCAGGAGATTTGTTCTCTGGTTTACCCAGAAAACCCCTGATAAAACTTATAGGGTCAGCACCCTTTTTCTTAGGTTTAGACATGGTATTAACCAATAGAAGGGGCAGTGAGAGCAACAGGAGTAGTCTCAGCAGCAGCCAGATCAAGAGGGAAGTTGTGGGCATTGCGTTCATGCATGACTTCCATGCCGAGACCGGCACGGTTAAGGATGTCTGCCCACGTGTTAATCACATGACCATTGTGTACAATTGATTGGTTAAAGTTAAAACCATTCAAGTTGAAAGCCATGGTAGATACACCAAGAGCAGTAAACCAGATACCAACAACAGGCCAAGCTGCCAAAAAGAAGTGGAGACTACGGCTGTTGTTAAAAGAAGCGTACTGAAAAATAAGACGACCAAAGTATCCATGGGCTGCAACGATGTTGTAGGTTTCTTCCTCTTGGCCGAACTTATAGCCATAGTTCTGACTTACTTCCTCAGTCGTCTCTCTAATAAGACTAGACGTAACCAAGCTTCCGTGCATAGCACTAAACAAGCTCCCACCAAACACGCCGGCAACGCCAAGCATATGGAACGGATGCATAAGAATGTTATGTTCAGCCTGGAATACGAACATATAGTTGAAGGTTCCACTAATACCAAGAGGCATAGCGTCTGAAAAAGATCCTTGACCAAAAGGGTACACCAGAAAAACAGCAGAGGCTGCGGCAACAGGTGCACTGTATGCCACAAAGATCCAGGGACGCATACCTAGCCGGTAGCTAAGTTCCCATTCTCGTCCCATGTAAGAGTAGATACCGATGAGGAAGTGGAAGACGACGAGTTGGAAAGGTCCGCCGTTGTAAAGCCACTCGTCAAGGGTGGCTGCTTCCCAGATGGGATAGAAGTGCAAGCCGATGGCGTTGCTGCTGGGCACGACGGCTCCAGAGATGATGTTGTTGCCGTACATGAGGGAGCCGGCGACTGGTTCTCTAATTCCATCGATGTCTACAGGGGGTGCTGCAACAAATGCAGTTACAAAACAAATTGTAGCTGCGAGGAGGGTTGGGATCATAAGGATACCAAACCAACCAACGTACAGCCGGTTGTTGGTGCTGGTTACCCAGCGGCAGAACTCTTCCCAAGTGGAACGGCTCTGTTGTTGTGAAAGAATAGCGGTCATTGAAAAAAAAAGTGCGGTTATGTTTTACATTCTTATGTATTTGAGCACTTTATTAGGGGCGACCAAGGCTCACATCCAGTGCCGCCCCGTCTTTATCAGAACTTATATTTAGCACCGACCTTGGTGCCGTAACCATTCTCATCACCAGTGATGAAAGAGACTTCACCATAGACCGACAGAGCATCGTTTACATCGTAGGAACCACCTGCTTTACCAGACAGCTCAACGTCACCGTCGGCACCGTCAGGCGCCAGCAGAGCAGGACCACCCTGCACATACCAGTTAGCACCTTCGTAACCAACGTGGACATCAGTAGCAGAGCCGGTGTAATCAGAGCCATAGAAACCAGAATTGGTTTCGATGTTTGCGTAGGGACCAGCAATAGCGCCTTGGGCACAGCCGAGGAGGAAACCGGCAGCAATAATAGATTTCATAATTAATTAATAGGGTTTACTTTTTCTTTTTAGCAGTTTTAGCAGATCGTTTGAAGTTAGCAGCGGTAGGAGCACCAGGTGCCCCAGCCTTACGCATCTTCTCTCCCGATCCTTGTTTGATCCTCATCCTTTTAGCATGGATGTTTGCATAGAGACCACGTTTAGCCATAGTTAACACTTCCATTTACGTAGTGCCAACGCTTTACGGGTTGGCTTACCGTTCTTTTTCATCGGTCCTTTTACACCAGACATCCTAGCACAGAAGGACTTCTTTCGTTTGCCACCACCAGGCTGTGGGGCTTTCAGATTAGAGCCTGTCTCTCTGTTGTATTTAGCACGGCCAGCAGCAGTCAAGCCACCGGACCTTGATTTGTGTTTACCGATCTTCAGGCTGACTGATGGCTTGCTCATTTTTTCTTAGGCGGACGACCTTTCTTTGTACCGTATGTTCCTTTACCTTGTGGCATTACCAGACTCCGGGGATAATTTGACCAGTGATTGCGTAGGCACCGAGAGCCGCCATGATGCCAAGCATAGCAAGACGACCATTAAGCTTCTCAGCCTTTTCATTGTGGGTTTCAGTTACGTCCATAATAGTCATAGGTGGTTCGATTGCATAGAGGTTTAGACGACCCCGTTCTTCAGTAACAGTAGTCATCAGAATGATACATTAGAGCGTTCAAGTTTACGCATCACGTCCTGGCGATAAGCCGGGTCGTTATCGTAGCGTGGATCAGACATGGCTTGCACAACCTCTGCCTGACTACGGAAAGCACCTCCAGTTCCAGGTGATTTACCTTGAACAAGATTACCTTCCACACCGTTAGAATCACGGTAACGATAGGACAAAGCCTGCACTGCCCAATAAGCAGCAGAAGGATCACCCTTCTCCATGATGTCATCATAGGCGTCGATCTCTTCGCTAGTCAAGTTTTGACTTGCCCAACCAAGCATCTCATTATACTGCTCGTCACCACCAACAGCACTCTTCAGACTGTTGGCATACTCTTCTGTCATCTGTGTTTGGTTATTTGACTCCGCTTTGTTACGGTATTCCAAATACATCTGAGCTAGTTCATTAGGATCTGCCTTTGCAATTTGCTGCAAAGTGTCATCATCATATTGCTCTGATTGAGATTGCTCCCAAAGCTGATCTAGCAGAGATTCAGTAGAGGATTCCTCTTCTGCTTCTTCTGATGTTTCTTCTGATGTTTCTTCTGTAGGCTGATCACCAAGTTTCTTTTGAAGTTCAAGGTAAGCAGCTTCAAGTTCTTGAGCGTTTTTATATTTACCAGCAAGACGCTGCTCTTGCTCTTGCTCCATCTGCTCACCTACTTGGAGAGAATCCTGCTCATCAGCATTAAGCTCTCCAGCGGGTGACTCATCTGGAATCATTGACATTACTTCTGCCATGTTTATTGTGGTGGTTGTTCTTGTTGTTGTGCTTGTTGCATTGCCTGCATCTCAGCTTGTGCTGCCTTTTGATCGACAGCTGCCATTTGAGGTGCTTGCTGTTGTGCCATCATTGCTTGCTGTTGCTCCATAGCTTGCTGTTGCTCAGCCTGGAGATCTTGTACGCTCTTCACAAGGTTGAGTACATCAATACCTTGAGAAGCAGCGAAGCGTTTGATCACTTCATCTGTATTGATAAACTTAGCAATAGACTCAGGTCCAATAGTTTGAGCTAACACAGTAAGGAACTGTGTCAAGCTGTCACGATCTTGACCACGACCAAGGGCATTGATACCAGCAACAATTGTAGGTTTGACAATGTTCTTAGGAAGACGTGGGATGTCACCAGACTTTTGAGCCATGTCTAACTTACGATTAAGGTAAGGGACAAGGAACTCAACAGTCAGCAGGGAGAACAAGCCACCCAGCTGCTGCTCCAGCTCCATCTGTGTCATGCGAACCTCTTCTGCAGTGGTGCGCTCACTTTGTCTCACATTGAGAATAAGGAATGCTTCACTCAGACGCCGCTCAAGAACAGAAGTCATTTGATAAGCAGTACCGAAATCGGCAGTCTTACCTACCTGAATGACAGCAACGTCATCAGGTCGCCCTTGAATTATAGCACCATTACCAGCGTTGGCAAGGGTAGCAGGCTTGGTGGTAGAACTGGGGTTCACCACAAACACTACCTTAGCAGCTGCTGCGCTGCCTTCAACCAGGGCTTGTGTCAGTGCTTCAAGTGACTTCAGGTCACCGATGAACTGACCCACCCTACCACGTCCATAGTTCTCACCGTCAACAGTATTGAACCGCAACGGAATCCATGGGTTGGTAGCTTCTGGTGATTTACCTTCAGAACCTTTTAGCTTGTAATCATGTACCTCTTGATGCCATACAAAACGGTTGTTCTCTCGTCTTACATGTGTGTACACATCACATTCATCATCATGATCCCCGTAGGTATCACTGACAGTTTGGTTCTGTAGATAATCTGCAGGGAGTTTATCTTCAACTAATTTTTTGTTGATACGTTCTTTAGTAACGATTTCAATCACGTTGCCGTTGCCATCACGATCGACAACAAAGCGATTCAAAGGATAAACCTTGAGTCCCTTACGACCCATGAATACCAGAACGTTACCACCAACAACTAGATGCAGCAGTGCTTGGTGCACCGCCACCCTGTCATCAGTAGATGCAATGGATTCAAGGATAATTCGTTCGACTTTTGCGAAAGACAAATCAAGTTCTGATTTAATCTCCGGACCCATCTCTTGCCCTAGCTGACTCTCGTCAAGCTGTAGTTTAAAGAAGCTGGTTTGAACGGGTAGCAGAGCTAGCATCAACTTAGATGCCAGAGTAACTACACCTTTCGCACCAACGCTTTGGTATGGGGTGAGAAGGTTCTTCATGCCAGAGTGGTGTTCCTCGTGGCCACGAATCAAATAAGGGAGTGTCAGTTTAGATGCCTGTTCAGCTTCGTTTAAGAACTGAGAACGGTCACTGGATAAAACGTCATAGCGAGTTTTAGCTGACATCGTTTTAAATGTTCATTGATTTAATTTGCAGCTCAGGGCGACTAAACCTAGTTGAAGCACCAGGTCGGATAACCATTGACTTACCAGCATTTAGTACCTGAGCACTTTGTTGTGGAGCAGCTTGCCTAGTCTGAGCTTCTAAAGCTTGCTGCTGCATTTGTTGCATTTTTTCTTCGTTTCTAATCTGAGCTTCGGCAAACTTTTGGTTAGCCTCTTTCATCTGGTTTTG